GTCTCCGGGCTATCCGCGTATCATCGGGCCTCTAACAAGAGAATAATGCCCGAAACAATGTATTTTAGCAATATAAAAAAACACCGCCCCAATCGAAAGAGGGACGGTGTTCAGGAGGGGGTCTCGTGTATTACTTATTTGTAAAGTTTAGCGAAGCCTTCGTCAACTTGTTTAACAAAAGCTGCATCGCGCCGAGTGTTATCCCAGTAGCGCGGGTCTTTCATCATAGACTCCAACTCATCCTTGTCCAATACTGTCGGAGCGGTAACTTCGCCGCTAACAGATGTGTCAGACAACGCACCCATAAAATGCTCAAGGAGTTCGATACCCTTGGCAGTTTCGCCAAGACGCATAATCTCATCACCAAGTTCGGTGGGAACATTTTTCTGCGACCACAATGCAACGGCTTCGATGCGAGCCTCGGCATTGTCACCAAGCTTGGCTGACTCAGCCTCAAGGTCGGGTTGGTTAGGCATCATACGAGCCAGACCTTCTTCAAACTCATCCTGAGAGAAACCGTTTTCCCAAGCAAAGTTCGCCCACCAATCTACATTGGGATCATCTGCCAGTTCGTCAGCACCCTCTGGAAGGGTGTAGTCACCAGATGATTCAGGGCGATTAGCAAAAGCCTCTTGCTCAATCTCACCCATGATAGACTCGCGCAACTCATCTTGCCCCTTACCCAGTTTGCTCTCTAGGGAAGAGTAGGAATTAACCAAGTCTTCTGGTGTGTTAAATTTTTCGGGAAGCCACTCAGGGCGGCTATCTGCTACCTCAGTTGTTACGGCTTCAGGTGCTTCGGCTTGCGCTTCCACATTATCTGTTGCTTCACTCATTTGCTTTCTACCTTTTCTGCATGTTTAATGCGCCGTTCAATCAGCGCAACGATAAAGCGTTGACCCTCCAAGTGACGGAGTTCGCCATCGCTAATGCCTCCGCCAGCTACCGCATCCAATGTAATGGAACGGAGATAGCGAAGAACCTCTGAGCCTGCCGGAGTTCCGAGCAGGGCTTTAATATCCATCGAAATCTTTTCATCCTCTTTTTGTGGTCGAGGAAAACCATCTACTCCAATATGTGACATTTATACCACACCACCGCCTTGTTGCTGCGCTTGCATCTGCGCCATAAGTTGTTGCATCTGTTGAATCTGTTCACGCTCGGCTTCGTCTCTAATTAGATTATCAGGAACGCCAAACTTCTTAGCTAAGTAAACCGCTGTCTCTTCTGAGTCGATAAGCAAGTTGACCATCTCCGGCCCAAAGTTTGCACCGACTACTTCAAGGAATCTCGCAACAGTTGTGATGTCCTGATTAGATTGGGCTTGCGCCAAAGGAGATACACTCCGGATTTTTACTTCGCGACCATTAACTGTTGGGAGATCAATGCGACCCTGCTTACGCAGGATATAAACTACACGTTGCAGAATGGGTTGAACCATCTCTGCTTGCAAGCGACCAAAAGCAGAACCAATACGGCGGCTTAAGTCAGCCATGCGTTCTGCGATCTCGGTAGCCGTGGCGGGTGTTCGATTGGGATCACCAAGCATATCATTATACAATGCGCGCTTAATGTTCATCCGCATGTCGTTAAGAACAAGATTGGCAACATCAAAGCTTCCGGCTGCCGCAACAGGTTGTAAACCATTCGAGCCGGGTGCTTTAGGAATGACAGTCCCCGGCACAAGATTGATCGTATCGACATTGATAATCCCATCATCATCCATTTGGTAAATGCCAGAGATAGCCATCTGTGCATTTTCCAATACAAGCTGAATTGTAAGGTTAGTTGTTTTAATTGCAGACAGCGCGTTTACCAGTGGGCCGCGACCATATACTTCGCCAGCAGCTTTAGACCAACGGAAGCAAACAAACGGATTGCTGCCCACGCCCTCAAAGATGTCTTCAAATATTAACTCGCCATGCGTTTTATCAATGGCGTAGTAGCCGTAACGCTCTTGGTTAGGCTTGTCATATAGGCGACATACAACCTCAAGAACCTTGCACTTTTCCTCACCCTTGCGGTTAATCATATCCTGCATCTTGGGAGAGAGTTTTGCTTTGGGATAAACAATCTTTATATCGTTATGGCGAATCTCACGCTCACGATATACATGGTCAATGCGGTCATCCGGCCCGTTCTCAAGAACGACCTTGGGAAGGGGGATAGCACTAAAGCGGATTGGGTTTACTGCATCACCCTCTTCAACCAGCAAACAGCCAGTTCCGACAGCCAAGTCCATAAATGACTCATGAACCTCTTGAGCAAAGTTACTGTTTGCAAGAATCTCAAAGATATACTCTGTGACTTCATCAAGGCTGTTGTTGATTTCATCGGCTTCTTCTGGCGGCACTTCTGAGCCAGCAACCAAGTCAGACCAACGAGCAAAGTTGGGAACAAGCCCAGATTGCAAACGAGAGGCAAACTCTTGAACGCCAACTACAGCAGTTTCGTCAAAGATTCGGTCATCACGGCGTTGACCCGGTGCATTGAAGTAAAAGCCTTCACGCTGGGGGAGAGCATAGTCGTAACACTCTTGGAAAAGATCTTCAAAGGGAGTGCGTTGAGTTCGCGCAGTCTCATACTTCTTGATGTAATGTTTAGCTGTTTTGTCCATTACTTAAAATACCTCTGAAAGAAACCCGCACCGCCAGCTTGGCTTGAAAGAAGTGATGCTTTGCCTCGTTTGCGTGTCATGCCAACAGTAGCTTGCTCTACCGCCTTCTCTCTGCGGCGACGAATTTGTTTAAGTTCTGGTTGTTTCGCAACATCAGAGGACAAAATAGCTTTTGCTTCTCCTACTTTTTTGGCAACTTCTTTTTCTCGGCGCTTTCTTGCATTTTCTCTATACTGCGCCTTGCCACCTTGCCTACGGACTTGAGGGGTAGTGTAGGCAGAAATCAAGCTTGTTTTTAATGCCTCAACTGTTCGGGGGTCAGACCCCGCAGCAACAGCTTCCGCTAGTTCTGGCTGTCCGATTTTTGCTAACTGCACTTGATAAGCTTTTGTAAAAAGATCTGCTGTTTCTTGTTTTGTGTAATTTTTTCTATAGGCTTTGCCGCGCCGAACAGAGTAAACAGGATCGGGAACACGACTAAAGATTGCAGAAGCAATATCGGGATCAACGTCTTTTGCCAAACCCAATTCAGAAATAAGACTTTGTTTAGCTTCGCGTTTACGTTTTGCAGCCGTTTCTCTCTTGCGTTTCCATACACTACTAGGCAGTCCCATTACTTCATCCTATTCCAAAAACCTTGTTTCCCTTGCTTGGGTTTCCGTGTAAATATATCAAAGTCCCGCTTCATAGTAAACGGTTTAGCGGTCTTGTTATTTCCGAGGACTTCACGACCTTCACCACCACCAAGCATTAAGTATTGTAAAGCATCATGTATATGAGAGAATCTATTCTTATCGGGTTTGTCATCGTAACGCTCGCCGGACACTTGCATACGCCGATACCCATAGCCACCATCAAAACCCTTGATCAACTCCTTGCATCGCGGGTCTATTAAGATACCCGACTTGCCCTCAACCAAACGGTTTAGTGTGCCAGCTACGGCCTCAATACGCAAGGAAACATCGTTAGATTGTGCAGGACGCGCAGTAAGACCAGCACCCCGAAGCACTTGGAACGGAGTGCTTTCATCTGTTTGCGCGCGGAAATCACCCGCAGGGTCGCCAATAATATTTACTTCACACCCGCTATAACGTGTAGCAATCTCCTGCCTGAGTAACTCTGCAAATCGCACGATTCCCATGTCGAAGGCGACAATCTCTTGAAGTATCAACCAACGACCACGAACACGCTGACCAAACACAGCAGCAGGAGTAAGCCCAAAGTCAAGACCAATAAAGACCGGAACTCCAGCAGCGACAGGTATTTCTTCTTTAGCGATGTGTAAGTCTGGTGCAAACATTTGATATACCGGCTTCCCATCATTTATCTGTCCTAGCTTATTCATAACATAGACATCAATCCAGCTTTTAGTCTTACCCCTGATAAGGTTGGGGTAATAGCTCTTCATCATGTTCTTTTGGTTTTCTGCCTGTTTGTTAGGCACATAGTCTTGGATAGAACCGTCTTTATCTTTCTCTTCTACCATTCCAGCAGGCTGTGTGTAGAAACTCCAGTTATCCGGCTTTACCATCATACGCGCTTCGTCAGCAGAGATGTGATCAGGGATTGGAACTTCGCCAGACATGATAGGCCACCAGTGGTCTTCTTCTGGAGCGTTGGTATCAGCGATCACGCCAGTCCAAGTCGGGCCTCCCTCTCGCATAGAGGGGAAGCGACCAACACGCATAGTGCAAGCATCAATGATTGACTTGGGTAATTCCCTCGCCTCGTTAATCCAAATGCCAGTCAACTCCAATGACAGAAGTTTCTTTACATCCTCTGGTCTATCGAGAGCAAGAAAGATAACCTCAAGGTCTAGGTCGCCTTGCTTGATGTGATGTGTGTAAGGGACTGACCACTGGAACTTGCCCCATTGGTCTTCGGGAAACCAGTCAAGCCAAGTCTTAATAGTCGTGGTTCTTAGCTGTGGGTTAGTGTTACGAATGATAGCCCAGCGAGAGCGGCGTATGCCATCATCATTCTTTTGCTGTGCTAATGCACGGCGGAATACCTCAACGCAGCAGCCAACAGATTTGCCAGAGCCGACCGGGCCGCGAATACCACGGAAAAAGGTATCGTCCTTCATAAAGGACTTTAGAACATCGCCATCCGGCTTATACTTAAAGTTCGTCAATTTTATGATCCACGCCGACTTTGATTAGACGCTCAACCACATCGGGGGCGATAATCGAAATAAGCTTGTCAGCTTCATAGTCAGTGCAGAATTCTTTGGGGTGATGCTTGAGGTGAACCTTCTTAACTATGTTGCGTAAGACTCGACGCTCCTGCTCACTAATTGTGTGTAGAAAACTCATCTGTTACCTTTCTTGCCTCCTGCATAGCCTCGGAGAAAGACATCTTGCGAGAACTATTGTTCTGCATCTTGATTGCTTTTCTACGAAGCTTGCGGATCTCTTGCTTAGACACGACGATGCTTCCGCGTCTTTTCAGCAATACCTTTTGGCTGTTTTGAGAACTGCTTGCCAGCACGACGAGCCGCACGTTTCTTTGCGGTGGTGCGAGCATACTCTTCATCGCTTAGGCTTTTGATTGCCTTCTCTGGCAAGTAACGTTCACCAGTAGCCTCAGAACCCTGAGTGCTGGGCTTGCCTGATTTAGTCCGCCACTTCTGTTTCGTCCAAGCGCGGAGAGATTTTTGCGGGGCTTTCATTAGCTAGTATAGCCTCCACCACGAGCCTTGTATTCGCGCGCGAGCATCTGAGCCTTGCGTGCAGACCATTGCCCCGGCGAGCCACCTTTGCCACCGCGCTTAATTTTCTCGAAGAGATTCTTACGCATCCGTGGTTTGGTGTAGTTGCCAGCTTCATTAACCGCCATTCTCTTCTTCCTTCAACTTACGCAAGGAGGTAGGGGTGTTTTTTGTTTTTACTTTCTGGACGCGCTTCTCCGGCACATGGGCTACTGCCTTTACGCCGCGATCAGCAAGTTCCTCTTCCGTAAAGAGACGAACACTATCAGTGGTAAACGACTTGCCTGAGTGAGGGCGACCATCAGGAAGAACGAAATAATCTTTGCTGATGTATTCCGAACCATCAATCTTATAAAGCTTGCTCATTTACCATATCCTTTCAACATTGATTTCTTTTTCCCCTTCTTCTTGGCAGCAGCTTTCTTAGCCGCTTTGATGCCAGCAGGGGTGTATGGGTATTTCTTTCCAGCCACGTTAGGCATTACTTGTCGCCTTTTATAAAAGCGTCTTTTTCATTAAGATCTACAACTCGGCGAACATAACGAAGCATACTTCTATACTTGTCTGTTTTTTCAGGATTTGTTTTTTCTAGTTTTTGAACAGCACCATAAGCATGATCAAATATTTGCATAGATCTAACTTTTTTATGTTCCTTATTGTCTTTCAAAAGCTTGGCGTTTAACTTCGCTGCCGAAGAGCCTTCATACTTAGACCGTGCATAATTGAACAAACTTTTTGAATCTTTAATATTTTTGAAATCCATCTAAATCACCATTTAACCTTATTAGCCCAGTATGCCGCAGACATCTTGCCTTTGGCAATGTTTTTTCTGTGACGCGCTTTGAAGCTACGCCGCTTTGCTTTCATACGCGCTGACTCTCCAGCCTTCGGCTTGCCAGCAGTAGAAGCACCCTGCTCACCAAAACGGATAATCTTTTCCTTCCCTCCCTCGCAAGCCTTCACAACGTGCGACTTCTTTGGGTGGCTAGGAGTTCGTTTCGGCTTATTGCACTTGAGATTCTTAATACCAGCGCGTGTCTTCTTACTCATCCGCAATCACCATCTGCCCCGTATAGTCTGCGCCATACGGATCAACCCTTACTTTTTCTGGGATATTCATTTCGCGCGGTAGCCCCGTAGTCCGGTCTGACCCAAAAGGATCAACTTCGGTTGAATACTTTTCGCCCCTATACTCAAACTCTTTCACGCCAGCCGCATGTTGGCGAGCAAACGCCTGAGTAAATGTAAGGTCATCAAGACTAGCAGAAGGAGTGGTTTCATTAAAAGCAGTCTTCACAGCCTCCAAAGCATTATCCAAACGCCCGTCTCCGATATAGCCAGTAGGAAGCGTAGGACGTTCCTCAGTCATATCCGGGCGAGACTCAACGATAAATCCAAAGCGTTCAAAACTAGCAGGGATAGCAAAAGAATACTCAGGGATAGAATCAGATCCAATGAAATATCCACCCTGCTGGTTCTTTACTGCCACGAATGAATTAAAGAAAGGAGGAAAGGAGGAGGGAGAGGGAAAGTCAATAAGGGCTAGTGGGGCTTCTTCGGCATTGGGGTTTCCAGCAAAGTAACGATCAGCACCCTCTTTCAGAATAGCGGATAACTCAAGGGGAATGTTCTCCTCAGAGATATAGCCATCATACATAAAGTTATCCATCGCAGTGTCATACGCCGCTCTAGCAAACTTCTCTTGATATTCCCTTGAAGGCATAACGCACCTTTTGAACTAAAAAATATATTTCACACTATACTTTTTTTATCGAGCCTTGAGAAGGAAAAATGTTTGTAGGAGTCCTGACCACTGTCCGTGCCGACGGTTTTTCCCCCCACCCCCTCCACACACTCGACCTCACGCCCGTGTAAGAGATTTGACGCGAGGCACACTGCAAGGAGGCACAATCGAGAAGTCCGACTACAAGGAGGTCATATATCTCAGGGTCAACCGAGGTCAATCTCAACCTTGATGTCCCCGGCGTGTAAGTGCATATGCTTCTCAGGGGCTTTCAATCCCGCCCTATCCAACAAGTCTTTGCTTGCCTCTAGCTGGACATACTCTGATTTAGCATTGGCTGACAGTCGCGTCACCTGATGGAGGGCTTGGGTCGCCTTAGCTCCAAGTTCATCCCTTACCCTTTGCATCATATACGCTTGAACCTTT